AGGTAAGGAAGCTGCTTTAGGAGCCGCGGCCTCTTTAGGAGCCGCCACCCTGCGGGAGTATCAGAACAAGGTTATTGAGACAATTGGCCAGGATAAACATGATGCTATTAGGGACGCCCTCCACCAAGATCAAGTCCGAAATAACCCAGTAAACGATCGCGAGGTTATTATAACCGGAAATGGCGAGTACTTATGTCGTGATACTTTAAGCGGGCGATATTTTCTTAGTAATAAAAATGCCATATTAGCTGCTCAGAACGACCTGAACCGGGACCTACTCAATCACATGTGGGTAGACCTTAATGACGTTTATGACGCCTTAGGACTGCCTCCTACGCGCTTAGGAGCCGAATTAGGATGGTCGGTCAATGATAGCAATGTAGAATTCAGATTCAGTACCCAGGAGGCTGATGATGGTAGACCTTGCCTGGTTGTGGATTATGAGGTTACCCCTGGCCCTGATTATAGTGGGAGGTGAATAATAGATTACCACTAGGTAACTCGCAAGTTTTGCATGGTATATAACGAAAGAAACACAAAATTTTAAGGAGGAAAGAATCATGAAATTTATTGTCGAGGGAACTATGCGATCAGAGATCGAGTTGGATGACGAAGAGATTAGTCAGGAGAGATTAATAGAAATTATTAAGAATGCTGTTGAGAATCTACAAAGTCTGAGAATGAAATTGATTGTCGCGGATACCGGCGAGATTGTTTATGTTTATGAAGAAGAAGCTTCAGAAGAATTACGTGGAGGAATTCAAGAAACGATCAATATGATCAAGGAAGAAGCTTAGGCTTCTTCTTTTCTCGCAAGAATAGCACATGCTATAATGAAACAATAAACATATTAAAAAGGAGGACAAAGATATGAAAAACTTATTAAATGGTATTGTCAGTAAAGCGGGTAAAGTTATCACAGTGAAGCGAGCACTTATCGCCGGAGGAATTATAGTTGGATTAGCAGTAATCGACTATATAGCCAACGAGTTGAAAGAGTGTGATGCTGAATTGGCAGAGGACTTAACTGCCGATAACGTGATCAGTATCGTGGGTGAAGAAGTTAATATCAATCCGGAATAATATGGAACGAAAGGAGAGAGTTATAGAAATATGACTCTCTTTTCTTTCTCCCCTCGCGGATATTACATATGCTATAATGAAAAGAATATTTTAAGGGGGATGTTTAGATGATAGCACCAGTTCTAGTAATAGGAACCAAATTGATGTCATCAGTAGGACTCATGTCTATATCAACGAATATTTTCAAAATTGTAGTGCCAAAAAGCGCGGGAATTATAAATAAAGCCTGTGTTGGAGTAAGTTTAGCGGTTATTGAAGGTGTTGTTGGAGAACAGGTATGGAAATATATAGATGACACTAAAGAGTTAATTGAAAATGGGATGGAAACTATCAGAAACAGAGGTCAGGAAAAAGATATTCGAAGAAGACTCGAGGAGATCGGGAAAATGTAGGACTACGAAAGTAGTCTTATCTTTTTTATTTGAAAGGAGGAATTATTTGTGCACCAAACATTACGAACCATTGAAAAAAAGTCTGGTTATATTCTTTAAATGGTGAAAAATTAACCATTCATGAGGGTACGGTCTATGCTATGAATAAACATGGGTCGTTCGAATCCAAAGATAAATTCATGACTTGTTCGTCTGTAGAAGGGATTGTCTATAATTCCACTGTCTGGTTATCTGATAATGACATTGAACGTGCGAAGGAGGTCTTAATCAATCACGAGCGAACAGAGATGGCTTCATTATATAATAAGATCAAGCATCATTTACGTAGGATAAAAATCTTGAAAGGAGATGCATAAATGGATGAACCTAAAGTAAGTCAGGAGATTTCTTCCCTACAACCGGACTTTCCATCCAACTCCAATAAATCCCGTACAGAAAAAAAACCCGATCATAAGACTCAAGGCGTCGTTATTAAACGGAAAAAATCCCTGGGGAAGAAATTAGCGGCAACTTTCTTAGGGGAGAGTCTTAGTAGTGTACTCGCATACATTGCTTATGATATTCTCATTCCAACCGCCAAATCCACTCTCTATGATATTGTCAATGGTGGATCAAAGAGGCTTATATTTGGCGGGTCTAATGATCTCTATGGATATAGGGACCGAGATCGTGACAGGGGACATCCTTATGTTAGTTATGATCGCTTCTCAGATCGCGATAGGGATGCTGATCGATCTGCCCGTAATCGGGCTCGACATAATATGGATGATATTCGTATCAATACTCGTAATGAGGCGGAAGATGTCTTATATGAATTACGATCTCGTATCAGACAATATGGGTTTGTAACTGTTGGTTATTTCTACCAATTGGTAAGGGTTCCCGATAGTTATACAGACGATAAATATGGCTGGGAGAACCTAGATCGAGTTGAGGTCAAACCTCTTCGGGGAGGAGGCTATATTATTGACTTCCCAAGACCAATTTTGTTAGATTAGGAGGGTAACCATGAGGGCTGAAGTTAGAGTCACAACCGGTTACGAGGATGACTTTTCTCGTAAAACGTATTATGCAGCCGTGGAAGTTCCCCTAGAAGAAATTCTCGATTGGCAGGGAAGTATGGAGGATTTATTCCGGGCCAAGGTTGCGACATTAACCGAGATGTTGATAAGAGAAAATAGAAAAAAAGGAGAATCACCATGAGTAAATTGGCATTGCTTAAAACGGCAGTTACGAATAAAATGGCCAGGAAGGCTTTTCTTCTTGTCAAGCATAAACCCACTATATTTATCGTCATGGGTGGAATCGGGTTATTTGCTGCTGGGGTTTATACTTATAGATCGGTCCTTAAGATTGACAGTATTCTCGATGACGCACAGGACAAACTACAGAGAATCAAAGATGGTAACAACGGGCAGGAGAATTACACATCCATCGATGCTCAGAAAGATACCACCACTGTATACGTCCAAACCGCGGTAAAAGTTACTAAGGCGGTCCTTCCAGCAGCTGCTCTAGCCATCGCATCAGGATGCTTGATATTTAAGGGTCATCGCATCTTTAAGACTCAAATAACAGGTCTTATAGCGGCTTACAACATACTTGACAGGGATTATAAGGACTACCGTCGACGGGTTGTCGATGATTATGGACCCGAGAGGGATAAAGAACTTAAAACCGGCATTCATAAAGAACTTGTTACGGGGGCTGAGACTGGCGAAGATCGATCCATCGTAAAACAAATCAAATCGATCGATCCTTATAAGACTCAGAGCCCATTTGGTAAATGGTTTGGGAAAGGGAATAAACTCTGGCATAAATCTCCTGCCTACAATATCTTATTTCTCAAGTGTCAGCAGCAATTCGCCAATGATCTACTACAATCTAGAGAGAGTCATCATGTATTTTTAAATGAAGTCTATGAATCGTTGAACCTCCCGCATACGCCGGAAGGGGCTGTTTGTGGATGGATTCTAGACGGCGAGGGCGATGGTTATATAAGTTTTGGGTTGTCATCCTTGGATGTTGACGAATATGACATGATGAATTATGAGTCGGAGGATTTCTATCTCGATTTCAATGTTGATGGAGTTATCTGGGATAAAATATGAATGCGAGATGGATTTAACGCGGTAGGATCTGGCAACTTCTATCGCGACATTATGGATTATCCGGATTTATATACGTATCCGTGAAAGGGGAATAAAAATGAATAATGATAGAGAAGGTATGATTTACATGGTATTTGCTGATGGGGTAATGGAGGGATTCAAATGATAGTTAGAGTAGGCGATAAACTCTTCGATAGTACAAAAGAACCCATTAGAATTAGTTTGAGTCCTATGGAAAAGGAAATAATCAATAAAACCCCGCCCCCAAAAAATCCCGGTTGGCCCTTAAAATTGACCGATATTGATTTCTTTCCCGCCCTATTTATGACTAAAGAACAAGCCGATCAGTTATGGGGGCCACCTAAGATTATTTGGGTGGACAAATCGAAGGGTAGGAAACTAGATGACCCAGACATTATAATACGTTATGTTATCCCTGCTTTCTTATTACTGATCCTTATATCTATCGTAGTACACTAATATATTAAAAAGACGAGGAGGAAATTAAAAATGACTATTAATCAGGTAAAGGTCTTATGGTTTGGGATTGGCGCGGTTGTTGGTGGACTTGTAGGATTCCTGGGAACTAAGAAGTACTTTGAGAAAGAAATCGATAGTTGCTTTGATAGATTTGCTGAGGAAGCTTCCGGGATTATTGAGAATGATCCTCGCGATGACCTAACCTATAGGAGACATCTCAAACGATATACCGAGTATGCCAAGAATCATCCGGAAAAAGGACCCATTGATGTAGCGTATGAAGTTGATCATAATGATATCCCTTATATCATCAACGCTGATTGTTTTGCATCTGACGGTCTCCAAAACGACACACTCACGGTTACTTACTACGCCGGAGACGACACCCTTGTGGACGACGGCGAAGAAATTATTGTCGATCGGGATATGCTCATTGGTAGTGGAAACCTAGAACATTTCGGGGATCAATCAATGGACCCAGATGTAGTCTATATTCGCAATGAGCAGTTAGGTGTTGATTATGAGATAATACGGGTGTATCAGGATTACAAAGTGGTAATCGGCGGTGAGGAAGAGACAAAACCTAAAAAGAAAAGGGAAAGAAGGACTAAAGATGATTCCAATCGAAAAAAGGGTAGTATCGACTAATACTCCTTATATTTTCAACAGTTATTATCAATGGTTATATCAGAATATACGTATAAACACAGATAAGAGGAGTTATTTCCTCCTTGTAAAGGCATTACATCAGAAGGAATTCTATTGGACAATACCTAGGGATGATAATCGTGCCATGGATGGAAGAGGGCTCCGTGAAGATTTCTTTCTTGATTGTTCCCTAGCAGGTGTCATTAGCGGCCCATGCACGATGTTGGAGATGTTGATTGGCCTATCAAGAAGAATGGGTGGTATTCTATATGATCCTGATAAAGGGGATCAAATGTCCGTTTGGTTCTGGGAGATGATGTCCAATTGTGGGCTAGGAAGATTTACGGATGAGGATTTTATGAGTGTGGGCGGAGAATATGAGGTCCAAATCATACTCAATAGGATCTTGGAGAGAACCTATAAACGGAATGGTGAGGGAGGTCTATTCCCACTCAAATATTCAAACAAAGATCAGCGGAAAGTTGAGATTTGGTATCAAATGAATCAATATGTTGTGGAGAAATATTATATAGAGGATGGGGTAGTGTAATGAAGAACATCATTGGGGACGCAGTTGCTAATATAATTGGCGTATGTATAGGCGTGCTTGTTATAACAGGAACAATTAAATTAATAATTATGTGGTTTTAGTGAAGATTTTGTTACAGTTGTTACACTTTTAAAATCGTATTCGGGATAGAAAAATCAAAAGTGTTACAAAAAAGTGTAACAATGTTACGTTTTTTAAAAAAAGTGTAACAGGCCTCAGCCTTAGGGGGATGCGGGTTACAGGACTTGTGTTACGTTTGTTACACTTTTTTCTATAACTATTATATAGAGAAAAATATAATATATAAAAGTTTTATTTGTAACAAAAAAGTGTAACAACGTAACAGAGAGGAGAGTGGTTTATGAAAGTTAAGATTGGTGATAAACTCTACGATAGTTCTATTGAACCAATTATGGTGATCCTAACCGATTATGAAAAAGAATTAATTTCTCATATGACTTTTGACGATGTAAAAATTTGTGTTTATCCTGATATATATACTACTAAAAATATTGAAGAGTTTATGAGTGGTGATTATATGTTTCCTCATATGCAAAAGTGTAAGATCTCAAGTTAGTTATAATTGAAAGGGGATAAACTATGGACTTCTATCAAATAAAAGAAAGGAGCACTAAAAATGGTGTTATAGAAATCTATCCAGATTTTAAGGTGTGTCGGTCTAAAGATTTAATGGTTCGTGGAAGATCTTTCTATGCAATTTGGGATGAGGAGAAAGGCATATGGTCCACTGATGAATATGATGTACAGAGATTAGTAGATGAGGATATAAGAAAACATAAAGAGAAAATATTAAAAAAATCAGATGATGAAATTCGTACAAAATTTATGGGTAATTTCTCATCGGGATCTTGGACTTCGTTTAGAAAATATATGCAAAATATATCTGATAATGCCCATCAATTAGATGAAAAATTAACATTCACCAATACAAAAGTTAAAAAGACTGATTATGTTAGTCGGAAGTTAAACTATAATCTTGAGGAAGGAAGTTTTGAGGCTTATGACGAAATTATCGGAACCCTCTACGATTCAGGAGAGCGTGCAAAAATCGAATGGAGCATGGGGGCAATTTTATCAGGCGATGCAAAATCTATACAAAAGTTTATTGTCCTTTATGGAGAAGCTGGCGCAGGCAAGTCAACAATTCTTAACATTATTCAAAAAACATTCGAAGGTTATTATACAACGTTTGAAGCCAAAGCTCTCACCTCGTCAAATAACGCGTTTGCCACTGAGATATTCAAATCCAATCCCCTCGTGGCAATTCAACATGATGGGGATCTATCCAAAATCGAAGATAACACGAAACTTAATTCGATCATCAGCCATGAGGAAATGACAATGAATGAGAAGTATAAACCCTCCTATATGGCTCGGGTTAATTGCTTCTTATTTATGGCAACTAATAAGCCCGTTAAAATCACAGATGCTAAGTCCGGCATTATTAGAAGACTTATAGATGTTCGACCTTCAGGACGGCGGATACCACCTAGAAGATATCATACCCTTATGTCACAGATTGATTTCGAATTAGGGGCTATTGCTCACCACTGCCTACAGGTGTATCAAGAGATGGGTAAAAATTACTATTCATCTTATCGACCTCTCGAGATGATGTTACAGACCGATGTATTCTTTAATTTTGTTGAAGGAAACTATCATGTCTTTCGAGATCAAGATGGGATATCTCTGACTCAAGCTTATGAGATGTATAAAGTATATTGTGATGAAGCATTGGTGGATTTCAAACTCCCTCGTCATAAATTTCGGGAGGAACTTAAGAATTATTTTCGGATCTTCTTAGATATGACCCGGGTAGAGGGCAAACAAGTTAGGAGTTACTACGAGGGATTCATCACGGATAAATTCACTAAGATTAAGAGAGTTACAGAAGAGGCTCCAAACTCACTGGTTTTAGAGGATGTGGAATCCATGTTGGATAGTTTATGTAAAGATTATCCTGCACAATATGCATCAGAGGAAGAACGACCTAGTATGAAGTGGAGTGATGTCAAGACAACATTATCTAATATCACGACAACCAGATTGCATTATATCAAACCTCCATTGAATCATATTGTTATAGATTTTGATATTAGGGAAGATGGTAAAAAATCCCTATCTAAGAATCTTGAAGCTGCAAGTAAATGGCCTGCTACATATGCCGAGCTTAGTAAGAGTGGGTCTGGGGTGCATTTACATTATTTCTATGAAGGGGATACTCATCAACTTAGTAGAGTTTATGATGATGAGATTGAGATTAAAATATTTGTGGGGAAGAGTGCTTTAAGGAGGAAATTAACAAGATGCAACAATATACCAATTCGAACGATCAATTCTGGGTTACCTTTGAGAGAAAAAAAAATGATTAATTTCGATTCTGTTAAAAATGAAAAAGCTCTCCGAACTCTAATTAAAAAAAATTTAAACAAGGAGATTCATCCCAATACTAGACCCAGTATTGATTTCATCTTCAAAATTTTAGATGAGGCTTATCGATCTGGAATGAGTTATGACGTTAGCGATTTGAGATCTAAGATATTGGCCTTTGCTAATAACAGTACTAACCAGGCGATGTATTGTATCAAACAAGTGGGTAAAATGCAATTCCAGTCAGAAAATATTAGTTCATCCATCGAAACATATGAGAGAGACGAATTAGTCTTCTTTGATGTAGAAGTATTTCCTAATCTATTTGTGGTTGTCTGGAAATTCGAAGGAAAAGACCCAGTTAAGATGATAAATCCCAGCCCAGCAGATATGGAAATGCTATTCAAATTCAAATTAGTTGGGTTTAATTGCCGTCGATATGATAATCATATCTTGTATGCTAGATATATAGGATATGATAATCAGAAGTTATTCGAGGTTAGTCAAAAAATAATAAATGGAAGCGCAAATGCTTTCTTTGGTGAGGCATACAGTATCTCTTACACAGATGTTTATGATTTTGCCGCAGCGAGTAATAAGAAAGGTTTAAAAAAGTTCGAGATTCAATTGGGTATTCATCACCAAGAGTTAGGTTTGAAGTGGAATGAACCAGTCCCAGAAGAAATATGGCCTATGGTTGCAGATTATTGTGTTAATGATGTAATGGCTACAGAGGTGGTATTTCATCACCTCTCGGGTGATTGGGCGGCTAGACAGATTCTTGCTGAACTAAGTGGTCTGACAGTTAATGACACTACAAATCAACATTCTACAAGGATCGTATTCGGTACAGATAAGAATCCACAGAGTAAATTGGTCTACACGGATTTGAGTCAGATGTTCCCGGGGTATAAATTTGAGAAAGGAGTCAGTAGTTATAGAGGGGTTGTAGTTGGGGAAGGAGGACGTGTTTACGCTGAGCCGGGAATGTATATGAATGTTGCAGTCCTTGATGTCGCATCTATGCACCCAACAAGTATTGAAGTATTAAATTTACTTGGTCCATACAGTAAAAGATATAGTGATTTAAAAAAAGCGAGAGTAGCAATTAAGCGGAAGAATATCGAGTTATTGAAGACCCTGTTAGATGGACGTCTGGTCCCGTTTATTGAAGACGCCATGAGTGATAATCCTAGATTTACGTTAAAAGATGTCTCGAATGGATTAAAGACAGCGTTAAATTCTGCTTATGGATTAACCTCAGCAAAGTTTACAAATCCTTTCAAAGATCCTAGAAATATAGACAATATAGTCGCCAAACGTGGGGCACTATTTATGGTTGATCTTCAAATTGCGGTTCAGGAGAAAGGGTTTAAAGTGGTTCATATCAAGACGGATTCTATAAAAGTACCTCATGCTACAGAGGAAATTATCCAGTTTATAATGGAGTTCGGTCTAAAGTACGGATATGAATTTGAGTATGAGGAAAATTATGAAAGATTTTGTTTGGTAAATGATGCAGTATATATTGCCAAAACAAAAGATGGAAAATGGACTCCGACTGGAACACAATTTGCCCAGCCCTACGTGTTTAAGACCTTGTTTAGTGGGGGACCAGTAACATTTGAAGACCTATGTGAGACAAAAGCGGTTAGTACTCTATTATATTTAGATATGAACGAAGGCTTAGGGGTTGACGAGCATGATTATCATTTTGTCGGAAAGGTGGGTTCTTTCTGTCCAATTAAACCCGGCCGAGGAGGTGGAATACTATTAAGGGAAAAGGAGGGTAAGTATTATGCTGCAACAGGAAGTAAAGGGTATCGATGGCTTGAGGCTGAAATGGTTAGATCTTTGGGAAAACAAGATGATATTGATAAAACTTATTTCGATGCGTTAGTTGATGCGGCAATTAAGAACATTTCTAAATTCGGAAACTTTGAAAACTTTGTATCAGATCAATTGAATGAATGTTTATGTTTTGATTGTGTTTATTGTCCATATTGGATTTTAACTAATGATGGGCCAAATAAATGTAAATTAGGCTTTGAGGCCCTACCATTTTAGGGGTTGATTATATTGTCATTGGGATATAGAAGATTCTGCGTTCTACAGGATCTCTTTTATGGAAACATCTTTGGTTTGGATAGTTGTAGTCATTGTGTCTATTGTAAGAACAATTTTAGATTTGAGGAGGATAATCATGGCAATACGAAATAGTTTAACCATCTATAACGCTAAATTACCTATGAAAATGCGAAATTTCTCCGGTCAGGAGGGGGCCTTCAATGCAGCAGGGGAACGAAACTTTTGTGTCCTCATCGAACCCGAACAGGCGGAGATGTTAAAACGAGATGGTTGGAATGTTAAATGGTTAAAACCTAGGGAAGAAGGAGAAGAGAGACAACCCTACCTTCCGGTTAAAGTTAAATATGGTAAATTCCCTCCAACCATTGTCTTAGTTTCAAGCAGAGGCAAAACTTTGTTAAGAGAAGAAGACATAAAAATGTTAGATTTTGCTGATATTGATGTGGCTGATGTGACTATTAACCCTTCTCAATGGACCGTTCGTGGTGAGACAGGAATAAAAGCTTATCTGAAAAAGCTATATGTCACAATTACTGAAGATGATCTGGATTTAAAATACGCTAATCTACCAGATAGCGCGGTGAACAATATAGGGGGATGTGGGAATTGTGAAGTCTGCGACGGAGGTTGTCAACACGATTAAACTGTTCCCCTACCAAAAAAAAGCATTGCGAAATTTGAAGACTGGCTCCATCCTTTGTGGTGGAGTCGGGTCTGGTAAATCAAGGACGGCCTTGGCTTATTATTTCAAACGAGAGAGACCGAAAGATCTATATATCATTACCACTGCTAGAAAACGTGATACTCTAGAATGGAATTTAGAGTGTAGTTATTTCCTTCTCTCTACGAATCAGAGTATCAGTATTAATAGAATCAAGGTCTTGGTAGATTCTTGGAATAACATTGGAAAATATATTGATGTCAAAGATTCATTCTTCATTTTTGATGAACAGAGAGTTATCGGATCTGGTTCATGGGTTAAATCGTTTTTGAAGATTACTAAAAAAAATCATTGGATCATCTTAACAGCAACGCCAGGTGATACTTGGATGGATTACATTCCAGTGTTTATTGCTAATGGATTCTATCGAAATAGGACTGAGTTCCTGAGAAAACATGTCGTTTATCGTCGATTTTCAAGATATCCAAAAATCGATCATTATGTGGATTGTGAGAGACTTGTAAAGTATCGGCAACAAATAAGCGTCGATATGAATTATAAGAAGATTACTAATCGGCATGATCAAGTGTTGTACGCCTCCTATGACCCAGAGATTATGAAACGGGTGTTCAAACAGAGATGGAATGTATATGAGAACAAACCTATCAAGAACATTTCTGAGTTATGTTATCTTACAAGGAAAGTTGTAAATTCTGATCCTCGGAGATTCAAGATCATACAGAAGTTGGTTGATAAACACCAAAAAGTAATCATATTCTACAACTTCGATTATGAAGTTGCTATCCTTCGACGTCTCGCCTCGGATATGACCATATGTGTACGCGAATGGAATGGACATAAACATGAATCTATACCTAACGTTGATAAATGGGCTTATCTGGTTCAATATACCGCAGGCGCAGAGGGATGGAATTGTATATCTACAAATTGTACTATATTCTATTCGCAGAATTACTCTTACAAAACAATGATTCAAGCAGCAGGGAGGATTGATAGATTAAATACCCCTTTCTCAGATCTCTACTATTATCATATTCGATCTAAATCTGATATTGATTTAGCGATTACTAGGGCGTTGGATCAGAAACAAAACTTTAATGAACAACGATTTCTAGATTCGCATAAAAAACATAGCATATAATGGGGATATTGAATAAAGGGGAATTCTCATGGATTTTGATTACGCATCAATTGGAACGATAGTTATAGTAATGGGAACAGTCATTGGTATGGGGATTTGTATCTATAAGATTATTCGAGATTGAGAGCTTCGGCTCTCTCTTTTTCTGCCTCGCAAGAATAACATACACTATAATAGAAGAGAAGGAATACCACTCTTCTTATTTTTTTAAGGAGTTGTTTTATGTTAGAAAGTGATTTCCAATCCAAACTCATTAAACAACTGGAATCTATATTCAAAGGTTGTGTCATTTTAAAAAATGATGCTAATCATGTTCAGGGTTTTCCCGATCTATTAGTTTTATACAAAAAGAAATGGGCCGCCTTAGAATGCAAAACAAGTAGAACTGCACATAGACAGCCCAATCAAGAATATTACGTTGATAGACTTAATGGTATGTCATTTGCTAGTTTTATTTATCCTGAAAATAAGGAGCAAGTGTTATATGAACTTCAACGATCATTCGAATCTCGCAGATCGACACGCTTTTCTGAGTCCTAGTAATTATCACTGGATAAATTACGATGATGAAAAATTGGATATAACGTTTACTAAATTCTTAGCTAAGGAGCGGGGGGCACGATTACACGCCTTTGCTGCTGAGGCCATAAGATTAGGCATTGAATTGGAATTGGGTAATCCTAAACGAACCTTAAGTTTGTATGTCAATGATGCTATTGGTTATAAGATGACACCCGAACAATCATTATGCTATTCCGAAAACTGTTTTGGTAAAGCCGATACTATATCTTTTAGAAGAAATTTCTTGAGAATTCATGATTACAAATCGGGGTCCACTCCAACTTCTATGCATCAAGTCGAAGTATATGCTGCTTTATTTTGTCTAGAATATAATTTTAAACCGGAGAACATAAAAATGGAATTAAGACTATACCAATCAAATGAAGTGATAACCCATAGACCTCCGCCCGAAGATATCCGTAGGATTATGGAAAAAATAGTCATTTTCGATCAGCGGATCGACAAATTAAAGAATGGGGAAGGTGAACCATGGAAAACGAGTTAAGACATTATGGTAAACCCCGTCGTTCAGGTCGTTATCCTTGGGGATCAGGTGAAGACCCCCAGAGGAGTTTAGGTATTAGGAGTCAGGTTTTAGAATTGCGTAAACAAGGACTTAGTGACGTCGATATTGCTAAAGGTTTAGGTATGAACTCAAACGATCTTCGAAAACGATTATCTCGTGAGAAAGCGGATGAATGGCTACGCAGTTCAGCTAGGGCGGTTGCGTTACATGATCATGGATATTCCAATGTTAAGATTGGTGAAATAATGGGGACTAACGAATCTAATATTAGGAGCTTTTTAAACCCAACGATGCAGGAACGTTATAAGAGGACAAATGCTATAACCAATATGCTTAAGGAGGCTGTTGCTAAAAAGAAATATGTTGACGTTGGTATTGGAATGGAACGTCATATGAATATTAGTCGAACAAGATTACAGACGGCTATCTCAGCCCTTGAAGCAGAAGGATATGTTACCCATGAAATCAAAACTCGCCAGTTAGGTACAGGTAAGGATACTACCATCCTGACATTAACAGCTCCTGGAGTTCCAAAGTCTGAAGTAAGAAAAAATAAACATTTAATTAGATTAGTTACTGATTATTCGGAAGATGGAGGTAAGACATTTAAGGCATTAGAGCCCATTAAGAATATAGATTCTAAACGAATACTAATTCGTCATGGTGATGAAGGGGGCGCCCTCAAAGACGGGGTTATAGAACTCCGTCGTGGTGTGGAGGATCTTTCATTGGGCGACAAACGTTATGCTCAAGTTCGAATCGGCGTAGATGGGACACACTTTATGAAAGGGATGGCCATATATACTGATGACATCCCTAAAGGGGTCGATGTTATATATAATACTAATAAGAAAAAGGGAACCCCTCCGGAGAAAGTATTTAAACCTCAGAAAGAAATCGAAATTGATTCTGATAATCCTTTTGGTTCAACTATTCGTCAAAAGCATTATATTGATAAAAATGGAAAAGAGCAATTATCCGCTCTAAATGTTGTCGGATCTAAAGAGGGCGCTGGAGAAGAGGGCGCTTGGGAATCATGGTCTAAGACTTTATCGTCCCAGGTCCTATCTAAACAGGATTCAAATATAGCTCGAAGACAGTTAGGTATTAGTTATGATATCAGAAAAGAAGAATTCGATGAGATAATGTCGCTGAATAACCCGACTGTGAAGAAGAAAAGATTAGATTCTTTCGCCGATGAATGCGATTCAGCAGCTGTACAACTTAAGGCGGCAGCGTTACCCAGGCAAAAGACACATGTTATTTTACCCTTGGATATTAAGGAAACTGAGATCCACGCTACTAATTATGATAATGGCGAAAAGGTTATTCTTATTCGTTATCCTCATGGGGGACTCTTTGAAATTCCAGAATTAACGGTCAATAATAAAACTAAGGTTGGACAGAAAATACTCGGTCGAACCAGAGATGCTGTTGGTATAAACCCAAAAGTTGCTGAACACCTATCGGGGGCTGACTTCGATGGGGATACAGTCTTAGTTATTCCTAACCCTAGGGGGGATATTAAAACAAGACCCAGATTAGAGGCTCTTAAAGATTTTGATCCCAAAACTGAATATGCTGAGCGTCCAGGTATGAGTATTATGACCAAGCGCATTAAGGGTATTGCTATGGGGGATGTCACAAATCTCATTACCGATATGACAATACAAGGGGCCCATCCGGATAAGATTGCTAAAGCAATTAAACACTCTATGGTTGTAATTGATGCTGAAAAGCATAGGTTGGACTACAAACGTTCTTATGAGGAAAATGGGATTGCTGCCCTAAAACAAGAGTTTCAAGGAAGTTCCCGTGCTGGAGCATCAACATTAATATCGAGAGCCTCATCTGATAAACGAGTAGGCGATAGAACAATCAAGAGAAATAAGAAGAAAATGACCCCCGAAGAACTTGCCGCTTATGAGTCGGGTAGAAAAGTATATAAATATTCAGGGAAGACCTATAATAAATATCTAGAAAGAGTAGAAGTTGATCGTGGTCCTGGATTAAAACCCAAGATTAAATGGGTGAAAGTTCCTTACAGGCCAGGTATTGAGAACGAACCAAACATCAAAGTGGAAGTCGTCAAGAGCCAAATCAAATCTAAAAAGATGGCAGAAGAGGACAACGCTTTTAATTTATCATCAGGTACTATGATCGAAGCTGTATATGCTGGACATGCTAATAAATTAAAAGAACTTGCCCGTCAATGTAGAATAGAATCAATGAAGGTTGAACCCCTTAAACAATCATCATCGGCAAAGAAAGTCTATGCTGAAGAGGTGGCTACCTTAAACGCCCGCCTTAATATAGCGTTAAAGAACGCTCCTATGGAACGACAGGCGCAATTACTTGCTGATTGGAATGTTAAGATAAAACTAGCTGCCAACCCCGACCTTAAGGGGGATGAGGATGAGTTAAAGAAACTCAGATTTCGAGAGATGACCCAAGCTCGTAATAGATTAGGTGCCGGTAAACAAAAGATCGATATCAGTGATAGACAGTGGGAGGCTATTCAAGCAGGCGCTGTTAGTAATAATACTTTAATGCAGATTCTTAACAATGCCGACGAGCATCGTATTAAAGAACTATCAACACCTAGAACAGCTAGAACATTAACTCCTGCCAAAATAGCAAGTGCTAAACAAATGTTAAAGAATGGTTATACTCAATCTGAGATTGCTAAACAATTAGGGGTATCTACTACTATGATTAATCAACTTATGTAATCTAAAGAAAGGAAGAACTACTACAATGACAGAATCGATGTTGACAACAGTTGATAACCCTTTTAATCCATTCACTCAGAATGATGAGTGGACAGCATACGATGAATCAAAAGGCCATTATACAAATTGCTTTCTAGCAAGAGTGGCTAAACTATCAAATGAACTTAGTCCAGAAGATGAATCAATAGCTATTGAAGCAGCTATTGATGAGATTGTTAAAGAGAATGTTAATGGTTTGTATCGAAAAGTGACAATAGATTCTGCTGCTTGACCATAGGGGAGGGGGTCTCGCAGAAATACCCCCCCTCTTTAAT